AGAGGGACGAGACTCATGTATGAAATTCCTGTGCCGTTCGTCGTAAACGATGCACCCGCAACAGGGTTCAGAACACTCGACCTGCCCTTGAAGGTTAGAGTTCCGTCCGCTGCCGTGAAGAGATACCCCTGTTCGGAGGTGTTGATCTGCTGAAGGTACGAAAGACAGTTCGTGTCCTGAGTGACCGCGTAAGCGCCCAAAGTAGATGTCCCTGTACCGATAGACCTTGCGCCCTGATAAGCGATTTCTGGGCGGTCTAGAACGGCTGTGACGCGGGCTGACGATGACTCTGCGGACGGGGTGAAGGCGTTCAGTTGCTGATTCGCCAGGGTGCCGAACGCGTCAACGCATCGAGCAACCATTCGACCCTGATTGGCGTTCTGATAGTCAAGGTTCCAGTCCTCGACGAAACCCGTGTAGATGGGGGTGCCGTTGGCGTAGATGATGATGGGCGAGCGAGGCAGGACAAAGGGGTAGTAGATCGAGGCCGTGTTGAGCGGGTCAAGGATTCTCGAGTTGTTGTTGAATACGACTTGTGCGGTGCCTGCGTTGAACTGGTCAAGTTGGCGGTTGCGTCCCCGCCTGATGTTGACCGACAGAACGATTGACGTGAGGTCGGCATAGGCGAGACCGCCGAGGGTGCCTGTGTCAAGTAATCCGAAGACGGCGTCGTTGAGTTGGAATGGCTGACCGAATCCTGTGGTCGTTTGGAATCCGACGAGAACTTGATATGTGGGGACGGTCACAATGTCGCTGCCGGTGCGAAGACAACGCCTGAGTCGCGTTGCGCTGCCAATATTGCGTCGATGATGTCTTGCCCAATGGTCGCGGGAGAACTGATCAGGGAGCCTGAGGCGTCGAGGTTGATTGTGATGTTGTCGAATGGGCCAATACCGCCGATGCCTGCGTTTTCGAATCCCCCTGCGTTGCCCGACGTGTTGTCAAAGATTGACGGTGGAGCCTTAGATGCTTTGGGCGGTACTGGTGGGATAGTTGCAGGCGCTCCGCCTGCTGCGCCAGAAATAGTTGATCCGGCAAACATTGCTTCGGCTTGTTGCGTCGAGACGGGACGATTAGACATTGGGTTCTGCGCCGTTAACTGATCAAAAGTTGGAAGACCTTTAACTTTGTAATTCCCTAAGTCGCCTGTGCGCAAGAAGTTAATTACTGATAGCGGAATGGCAAGTGCATTCATGATGCCGTTTACCAATCCAGCAATTGAGTTGTAGATTTTCCCGAAAGTGTTAATCATGCCGTCGGCGTCTGTGCCGAGTGTCGTGATTTCTTTTCCAAGTTGGTTGACGCCACCTGCTGCGCCTTTGAGACCAAATGCTTCAGCAATGCGAACTGCTGAGTCTCCAAGTTTCGTCAAGATGGGAATCACCTTGTAGCCGATTGACTCCTGAAGTTCTCCAAGGGTGATTTTGAGGCGAGCAACGACGCCTTCATAGGTTGCTGCTTTCTCAGCTGCGGAACCGCCGAAACGATCCTCGAGCATTCCTTGGACTTTTTCGAATCCTGCTGCTTTTAAGGTTGCAGCGTCATAGCCGACGCCAAGTTTTGCGAGAGCACCGAAGGAACCCTCCTGGGCTTTTGCTAGGGCATTTGCTGTTGCCTCAACGGATTTGCCTGTGCTCGCGGAGAGGTCGAGGCTGAGGTTGAGCAGGTCTTGCGCTTTCGTGGCGTCACCTGTTGCCCGAATCAAACGACCTAGGGCCGGACGAAGATTGTCGTCGGCGACGCCCGTTGCCCGCTGAGTCTTGTCAATAAATTCTTCAATACCTTTAATCTGCAAGTCAGATGCTGTTGTGCTCGCCTTGATTGCGTTGGCAAGTTCAACCTGTGCTGCTTGATCTGCTGCTGCTGCTTGTGCTGCCTTGAATAGAACCGCTCCCGCAGCTGCTGCGCCAACTGCTAACGCTGCGAACGCAACGACGGCAACTTCTCCTGCTTTCTTTGCTGCGAAACCAACTTTGTCTGTGCCGGACTCTAGATTCTTAAATTCGTTAAGGGCGGATTTTATTCCTTTGCCGTCAAATTCTGTGATGATTGGAATTGCAAGTGCCATTAGTCAAGTTCTCTCTGTACAAGTCTCATCGCTTCTTTAGACGCTTGAAGCATTTCGCGCTCAATTTCTTTGCGCTTGCGAAACACGGCAGGCCCAAGGTTGCGCGTATGGTTTGGCGCAGGGATTGAACCTATGTTGTTGCCCAGGCTGTTAGATGTTTTGCGTCCAGCCGCTTCCCAGATTGCAGCGCCAGCGTTGGTCTGTTGAATGTAGATCAAGGATGTTGCCTCACGGCTTGCGTCGACTTTTAATTTGACGCCTGACATTGCTCGAGCAACCGAAAAGGGAAATTTCTTGCTTCCGTTTTGTGTCCAGTTGCGAGCCATGCCGGAAAGGTATTCGCGTTGGTACCCGCGCCTTACTTCGTCTATGGCGGGCTGTGCAATGGCGGTCTGGTCTTTAACAAACTGCTTGCGCAGTCCAGGCTCAACCTTGTTTAACGAACGAATGGCTTCCTTGAGTCCTGTGACCTGGATTGTCGTGTTCGTTGTCATCTTCTTCGTTGTTTCTTTTGTTCTTGTAACACGTCAACAACCGTGAAGAGGTCGTCTGTGTCGAATGGGATGTCGGGTGTCCAGTAGCCAGTTGCGACAAGAACCTCCGCTAGTGAGCGTCGGAAACTGCCGCTTCTGTAAAAGACGGTGAGTCCTCCGAGATGACTTCAATTGACTTTGTCTTCTTAATGTAATCGTCAAAGGCGAGCGGAGTGGTGATTCCCGCAGCTCGAGCAGATTCAAATGCAAAGAATGCAAGATCTTCTGCGCCGATGCCATTGCCAAGACTGGATGCTTGTCGTTTGAATTTGCGTTCCCATGCGACGACAACGAATAGATTCGTTTCGACTTCATAGGGGTCTCCTTCAATCGGTGTTACTTGTAGTCGGATTTTCATTGTTTCCCTCTTTCAATTATCAGGTGATGTCTCGTGCCCAAGTGCCGTTAGAGAACGACACTGTGGCTACCGCAAGGGTGCCGATGGACGACATGATGACCGGAGCGGCATCCAATGTGCAGTTCGTAATTGTGAACTCAGGGTTAGTTGCTGACTCAGTCGTGCCTGATGGTGACACAACAATTGTGCATCCACCAGCAGAGACGATTGCGCTCAAAAGTGTTTCCATCTCGGTTGTGCCGTAGGAAAGATAGAGCGACAGATTGACCGAGACGCTCTGCAAACCTTTCACCGCCTGTCGGCCAGTATCAGATAGCGATGTGCTCTCAAGAAGTTCAAAACCTAAAAGTACCTCACATGAGGAAAGTTGATCGCTGACGTCGACGGCTGCTCCGCCATTTGGGGTGATGTTGCAGGTTGCACCTGACAGGAATGTTGCTGTTGCCATTGGTGGCTCCTTAGTTTCTACGCACGGCGATTGCCACCGTGAGATCGTATGTGGGTATGTCTTGCCCGCCGTAGTTTGCATTGCCTGGACGGGCGTCTGTAACTGCGATGGGCGAGTTCATTATTAAATCCGTAGTCGTCATTAAATAGTCTCCGGCATCGCTGTTCGCGGGTGGTGCTGCAAGGATGCGGACTGGTATGCGGAAGTCGCCAATGTTGTAAGTAAATGACGTCATCACGGGAAGTTCAATGAAGACAGACATTGGTCGCGCGTTGCGCGGGTCTGTAACGGGCTTGAGACCAAGAGCGGTGAGAGCGGTGGCGATTGCGTTGACTGCATCCGCAAGGATTCCTGTGGCAGCCATTACGCGACCTGTGGTCTTCCGCAACCGATAAGAGCCATGATGCGTCCCATAGTTGACGGGATTGGGATTGAAGACATTGAATCGAAACTGGCGAAGGAATCGGCACTTCCGCGCTCGCGATAGAGGGTCGAGGCATAAAGAATCCCGCCCAATTTCACGGCAGCATCTGGAACAACGCTCTGAGAATCGGTGTAGCCCGCTTCGCGACGCTTGCGATAGATGTAGGAATTTGCAGCTGCTACGCAAGTAGTTATGAAGGCGGTGTCGTTCGCGGTTGCGACGTCAATTCCCAGAAACTCAAGAACCATTGCGTTAGTAATCCAACTAATGCTCGGGGTGAATTGCACTGTGCCGGTAGCAGTAGATCGAGTGAAGTCTGAGCCTGCATTGACATACATGAACTGGTAAAGACGAATTACATCGGAGTCAAATTCAAGGTCGCCCTCGTCAGATACTCCGATGAATTCAAAGTCTTGTGTTGAGACGATGGTTGCGGTTGCGTCGAATCCGTCGCCTGCGCCTGCGATAACGACGGAGTCTCCGACTTGAATACCAGTCTCAACGAAGGTCTGAAGAACGGCGTACCCATCGAGGCGCGTATGAAACGCGAGATCGTAAGTAGCCATTGTTCAGTCCCTTTAAGAGTTCGTCTGAATCAGACGAACGCAGCCTTGATGGTGAGCGTTGGGTCAATGACCTTCGATGCCCAGTACCCACGGAACGCAATTTGGCGAGAGAGCTGCGAAGGCATCTCTACGGAAATTGCGCCCTTAGCCAATTCATACGATTCAAGCGCACGAGGGTCAAGGATGGTCATGCCAGCAGAAGTCAAGTTGCGGTCAACTACGACGCGAAGACCGAAGGCGAATGCGCCCTGTGTCGATGCGACGTTAAGTGAACCGTAAGCGTTCATCGGGCCAACCTGTGGGAACAACGGACGATCTGCGGTGTCGCTGAGTGAACCCATCAACTTCCAGACGTTGGGTGAAACTGCAAGGATTGACGGAAGGTTTCCGTTTGAACCCGAAAGGATGTCTGCAGCTGCGGTGTACATCCACTCAACCCAATATGCAGGGTCTGCGATAGATGCGTTTGCAAAGTTGTTGCTGTTCGTTGTGCCAGTCTGCAACTCTGAACAAGCGAGCAGGTCTGTCCGATCTGCATATACGCGTCCCATGTCGTCCAACAATGCGCCGAGAACTTCTGGCTGTGACCAGTCCATCGAAGCC